CGAACCCCCGAAGAAAGAGGTAAACGGATGATTAACCGCGAAATTTCTGCCCTATACCCCCCCTTTGGGAAACTTGTCACGGCCTTTTTGGGCTTGTGGAATTCCAGCAACCCCACCGAGCAGGCAGGGGTATTTGAGGGATTACGTTCCTTTAGCCGTCAGGGAGAGCTATACACGCAGGGCAGGACAACAGATGGCCCGCCATGTGTACACAAAGGCTTAACCCGCAAAGTCGGGACTTGTACGGAACACCCAAAAGGAAGCACGGTAACTAATGCTATTCCAGGTATGTCCTTTCACCAATACGGATTAGCGGCTGATATTTTGTTTGATGCTGACCCCATCAAACCCGGCCTGCAAGCATCATGGAATCCAAAATTCCCATGGAAACGCCTTGGAAATATGAGCGAATCATTCGGGCTTGAGTGGGCAGGGAATTGGCGGTTTTTCAAAGAATCGCCCCATCATCAAAGAACATGGGGCTTGCAGATTTCCGAAGCGTATGAAATCCACCAATCCAGTGGGTTAGAGGCAGTTTGGAAGTGCTTGGACTTGACCCGCCAGGTACATGGGAGGAAGGCTTGACCCGCCCCATCCCCACCAAATCCCAATCCCAAGCCAACATCTCCAAGGCAATCAAAGAGGATTGGGTAGTCAAGGTCAAAACCAGCAACGGGAAAAAGGGGCTACGGCTCAAAGGAGGGAAGAATGTTTAGCGAAGAAGGATTTAACGAGGCCGGGGACATGTATGGAGTCGGCTTGAAAGCGAAAATGCCCCAATTTCAATATGATCAGAAAATTACAGATATCAATGAGTGTCCAATTAGGTATTCAAAAATTTATTGGAACCCAAAAAACACGATTCCTGAATGGCTTCCCCCGGAAAAAGTAGGAAAATGGGAACATCGAATAGACATTCTAAGCATGAGCGGACAGCAGTTTAATATGGCTTGGGTGCAAGATTCTGGGAAACCAGATCCAAGGCTTTATATTCCAATGATGCGCACCCTTATGGTAAAGGCAATGGAATGAACTTTGAAACCAAATACGCCGAATTTAAAGAGAAATTCACCTATCTAGCCAATAAATGCGGTATTCCTGTCGCCTGCCTTGTAATCCACACCACAGCAGGGGAAGCCCGGTTCCTAGGCGATGCCCAACTGGTTAAAATCCTGAGTAATACATTATTCGCCGCTAATGAAGAAAATTGGCATCAATCCCAACAGCAGATACAAAGCGATGGTATTTCCGGTGACAATCAGAACATAACCAAGTAGGTTCTTTTGGTTTTGAATAATCCTCATAGTGAGCGTGTATGTCGTTCTCTGATAAACATATAGAGCAATTACCGCGTTTCAGTTTTCCGCGTCGAATGTAGGTGTTAGTCATAGATCGGCACGATTCTTTTTTTTTCTGCAACGCGGTTTTTACTGTGTATTTCCTCCATGTTCGCATATAATCGTTATGGCATTGACGGCAATAGCTTTGGCCATAGCTCCGTGGTTCCCGCTCTAAACAGCACCCGCAAATATTTTTGTTTGTTTCCATAGAAACTAAACATAAGCATTTTCCGTGATATTTTAAATGTGAAGGCGTAAATTCCACCATGTGAGCGATGAAGCAGGCCGACCGCCTAGGTGGGAAACCGTTCAAGAAATGCAATCCGCCATGGACGGGTATTTCAAAAAATGGGATAACCTGTCGCCTGATGACCCACAGTTTAAAAAAGCCCCAAACATTTTTGGTCTATGTCTCCACGCTAAAATGAGTTATGACACTTTCTGCGGTATTGAAAACGGAGAATACGACAAAAGAGACACAGGATTTAGCAAGGCCGTAAAAGCCGCTAAGCTCTGGTTACTCGATTTCAATTCTCAGCATTCATTAAGTCATACGGCTGGATGTGTTTTTAACACAGTCAATCTTACACGCAAAATGGCCGAACCTTGGAAAAACGCCCAATCCAATGAAGTAACAGGCAAAGATGGAGGCCCGATTGAGCTTCGAGGTGTAGCCGCTCTCCTTTCCCAAGCCCATAAAGAGGCTGGAAATGGATAGAAAAGCAGTAATGCTTGAATTCGTGAAGCGATACCAGCATGACCCGGAATTGTATGTAAAAGAGATTTTAGGTGTAGAGCATATCGAACCTTGGCAAAAACAGCTTTTAGATGATATAAAGGCCGCTTGCAAGGATAAATCGCTTCCGCATTGGTTCGCTGTTCGATCTGGACATGGGATAGGGAAAACAGCATTTATGGCGTGGATAGACCATTGGTTTATGGCAACTCGCCCTAACCCTCAGATTATCACCACTGCAAACACAGAAAATCAGTTGAATACAAAGACATGGCGAGAATTGGCGAAATGGAATAAAAAAGCCATTAATGGCTCTTGGTTTGAGTGGACAGCTACGCGGTTCTCAATGGCAACAGCAAAAGACACTTGGTTTTCAAGTGCGATTCCGTGGTCTGAGCGTAATTCCGAAGCCTTTGCTGGTGCGCATGAAAATTATGTTTTGCGTAAATTTGACGAGGCGTCTGGTATACCCGACGTAATATGGGAGGTATCGGAAGGTGCGCACGCGCTAAAAGAGCCTTCTTGGTGGTTTGTATTTGGTAACCCGACCAGAAATACCGGGCGCTTCGCGGAATGCTGGGGGAAATACCGGCACCGCTGGAAAACGTATGAAATTGATGCTCGCCAGGTTTCAATAGCTGACCAGGATCAAATCGCTAAATGGATTGAGGATGAGGGCGAGGATTCAGATTTTGTCCGTGTTCGTGTTAAGGGGATGCCTCCCAGGTCGTCCATGCTTGAATTTATCGGGCCTGAGGATTATGACCGATGCGTTAAGTACAAGTCTGAGTCGTACCAGACAGAATCAAAGGTATTGGGTGTTGATTGCGCCCGCTTTGGAGATGACTATAACGCAATCTGGATGAAGCAAGGCCGCAAGGTTTCATTTGTTAAGAAATGGCGCGGTCTGGATACCCAGCAGAGCGCGGCGCACCTCGTCGAAGAGTTTAACAGGCTGAATGCCGATGTTGCCTTTGTTGACGGAGGTGGCCCCGGTGGGGGAATCATAGACCGCGCCAAGGTGCTTATCGGAGCCGACAAGATTATTGAGGTCAATTTCGGTGGTGAGGCGGTCAATAAGAACGACTATGCCAATAAACGCGCTGAGATGTGGGGAGATTTGAGAAAGGCTATGAGGGCAGGATTAGAGCTTCCAGACGATAAGGAGCTTCGCGCCGACCTTCTTGGGCCGCTCTATTCCTATACCAATAAGCAACAGATTTTACTTGAGAAAAAGGCGGATATGAAAAAGCGCGGGCTTGCGTCTCCTGATAACGGTGACGCTGTGGCCTTATGCTTTGCTCAGCCTGTGATTAAGGAAATAGGGAATAACAAAATCGAATCCCTCTTTGAAACTACGGCATTCGCATGGCAATGAGCGAAAAGGAAAAAGCAGAGATTCTCGACAAGTTCGGCAAATGCCGGGCTGACGGTGAATCTCGCTGGTCGAAAATCCACCAAGATTATCTTGACGATAAACGGTTCATCCAACTTGGGGAACAGGACGCGCCGGGAGAAGACAAGCATTCCGGGCGCGCAAGGATTCGCATTAATAAAATGATGCAGTTCGTCAAGCAGGTGACGAATGAGATGCGCCAGACGAATATCGCCATCAATGTAACCCCGGTGGATAACGGCGCTGATGTTCATAAAGCCAAGGTAAGGCAGGGCGTTATCCGTGGGATTGAGCGGCAGTGTAATGCTTCATTCTCTTATCAACACGCTGGGGAAGAGCAGGTAACCGGAGGGCTGGGAGCGTTCCGGATTTATACCAAGTACATATCCGACAAGTCTTTCGATCAGACCATTGCGGTACGACGGATAATTGACTCTTCCTCTGTATTCTACGGCCCGGCGAATGAACCGGATTTCAGCGATGCGGAGTGGTGTATAGTCCGTGGAAACGGCAATGGGATAAAACAAGGTGACATCGGTTATTCATTCGTCGATAACGCCGACGACTCGAAGACGTGGGGAACCGTTGACAAGCCAAACGAGTATGAATTTTGGTGCCTGAAGAAGATCCCGGATACGCTGTATCAGTTTACCAACGGGAAGACGATATTCGCTTCCAAGGTAAAAAGCGATGCTCCTTTGGATATTTTCATCCAAAAAGACGGCAAAAGGCTTGAGCGTAAGACATTCCGCAAGCAATGGTACTGCTACAAAATAAGGGCCGGGGAGATTGTCGAGACGAGTGAATGGCTGGGTAAGTACTGCCCCATCGTGCTTGTCCTTGGCCGTGAGGTATGGGTTGATGGCGAGCGCAGGCTTTTAAGCCTTTGCCGGTATGCCAAGGACGCTCAGCGGATGTATAACTACGCCCGGTCAGCGGCGGCGGAGCGCCTTAGCATGGCTCCCAAGGCTCCCTGGGTGGCGGCTGTCGAATCCATACCGGACAAGTTTCTATCGGTTTGGCAGAATGTTCACCGTAAGGCCGTAGGGCTTTTACCGTTCCGAGCTTATGACGACGCAGGTCGGCCGCTTCCAGAACCAAAACACCCGGCCCCGCTTGGGCTTGACCCGGCTGTGATTCAGGAAACGCAGACATCCAACGACGAACTAAAGAGTACCACGGGGATTTATGACGATAGCCTTGGGAAGCGTGGGGCGTCATCGTCTGGTGTTGCTATCCGGGCCAGGCAAAGGGAGAGTGATGTATCAACGTATGATTTTCAGGATAACCTTAATATCGCCGTTCGTCATGCTGGCGTGATTATCAACGACTTGATTCCCAAAGTGATTGACACGGCCCGCCAGGTGCGCATGGTTGGGGAAGACGAAAAGGAAACGGTTATCAAGGTTAATGAGAAATCCGACAAGGCAAAAGCGGATTATGGGAGCGAAGATGCTTTCTACCTGTCTGAGGAAGAATCATACGATATCGCCGTAACTGTGGGGGCTTCCTACGCTACGAAGAGGGCGGAGAATAGCGAAAACCTACTGGAACTCATGCGGGTGGCACCTATTGCGGCGCAGGCGTTGCCGAATCAATACGTAAGGGAATTGGACTTTGACGGAGCGCAGGCCGCCGCCGAACAGATTGAACGCCTGATGGATAAGACCACGCCGGGGATTGTGGATAAGAAGGACGATAAACAGCAAGCGATGCCCCCGCAGGCCATCCAAGCCATGCAACAGGCGGAGCAGTTACAGGCGGCGCTTTCTCAGGCGATGGCGCAGATGAAGGCGATGCAGGAGGACAAATCCATAGCCTTGATGGATGCCCAAACCAGACGGCTTGACGCTCAGACTAAACGCATGGCTGTTCTGGCGAATAACGAGAACAAGATACAAACCGCCATTATTGGCGCAAAGACTGACCTACAAACCACGGAAATGACGGTGGATGCCAGCCTTCAAAAAGCTGGACTCGAAGCCGCCATAACCGCGCAAAAACAAGGGCCAACGAGTGCCTCTGAACTCGGCATATCAACAGCGGAGTGATCCAATGGCAGAAGAACAAGTAGTAACAGCACCCCCGGGAGATGTTCCCGCAACACCGGCCCCCGTTGAAACCCCTGTGGTTGTTCCGGTAGTCGCAGATAAGGCGGTGTCAGAACCGCAGACCGTCCCGCTATCACGGTTAAACCAAGAGGTGGCGAAACGAAGGAATCTAGAGAGGGAAATAGAGCATTTGCAGAGGGTTTCACAACCCCCCGCCGCTCCTAAACCGTCTCCCGAACCTTCGGAACCTAAGATGCAGGACTTTGGGGATGAAACAGACCCCACAGCCGTAAAACGATTTAATGAGGCATGGGTAGACCATCGCGCAGAGCTCAAGTTGAAACAATACAAGCAAGAGCAACAGCGTGATTTACAAACCCAAGCCGCCGAGACGCGTAGAGCCGAGGCGGCGAGAAACCTCCAGAATAACATTCTGAAGGCGGCATCGACTAACCCGGAAATCTATGACTTGGTTTCCACGTTCGATTCATACAACTTCCACAACGAGTTTGCAACCGTTGTTGCGGAGAGTGAGAAGAGCGCGGAGTTAATTGGTTTTATGGCTGAAAACCCGGCAGAGGCGTTGCGCTTGCGTAATATGCCGCTGTCTCGATCCCTTCATGAATTAGGGCGTATCGAATCAAAATTATCGGGTAACGGTAAGCCCGAACCAAAGGTTACCAAAACAACCGCTCCCCCCACGCCCGTGGATGTGGAGCATCAAACAATAGACATAGGCCGTATGTCCCAAAAGGAATACAACGCTTACATGAATAAGCGGATGGGCTTATAGGAGATCACAATGGCTAATACAAACCTAACGGCTGATATTGTTTTGAAAGAGGCGTTCCGCATTCTGCGGAATAACACCCCTTTCATTAACAGTCTGAAGCCGCAATACGACAACTCATACGCCTCCAACGGAGCCAAGGAGGGATCGGATATTCGTATCCGCGTCCCGATGGAATACACCGTGCGGAGCGGTAAGAATATCAGCGTACAGAACAATCAGGAAGTGGCGGTTACGCTGTCACGTTCTGTGCAGACTGGTGTTGATCTGAAGTTCAGTTCCGCCGAGCTTACGCAGGAGATTGATCAGCTTTCCGAGCTGTACATCACCCCCGCGATGGCTACCTTGGCCGCTGATTTGGAGTTCAAAGCCATGACTACCGCTTATCGCGGTGTACATAATGGCGTTGTCCTTCCTGTCACGTCTCTGGATCGGGCGGATATTTTGGCGGCTGGCGTTCAGCTTGACCAATTCTCCACCCCCCGTGATGGAATGCGTCAGGTCATACTTGACCCCAAAGGTCAGGCCGATGTGGTGACGGATTTGGCTGGACTCTTCCAAGATTCCGCCAAGGTCGCCGCGCAGTACCGCGACGGAACCATGGGCCAGGGCTTGGGATTCACGTTCAAGATGTCGCAGGGTGTGAACTCTATGACAGCGGGAGCGCGGGCCAGCTATCAGACCAACACGACTAGTGCGGCCGCGGCTAATGGTGACACCACCATCGCCGTTGATACCGGGACGGGTAGCGTTGCGCTTGGTGAAATATTCACCATCGCTGGCGTTAATTCCGTTAATCCGTTGACGAAGCAAAGCACCGGGAAACTGATGCAGTTCGTGGTAACAGCGGCAACGTCTGGAAACGCGACCTCGGTGGCGTTCTCTCCGGCGTTCCAAGCTACCGGGCCTCGCCAGAACATCGATGCCCTGCCGGGTGACGATAAAGCCTTGACGTTCCTGGGAACGGCTTTGGCTGTATATCCCCAAAACCTCGCATATCATCCGAATGCTTTTGCGTTCGCGACCGTTGACCTTGATATGCCTCCGGTGGAGTTCAAAGCTCGTCGGACTGAGGATGGGGTATCGATGCGAATTGTGGGACAGTATGACGCGATGACGGATGATACGTACTACCGTATCGACCTGTTACACGGCATCGCTGTTGTGCAACCCCGCTTCGCTTCACGGATATACGGCGTTTAACAATTAACAAAACATAAAGGAGTAACAAGAAATGGCTATCAATGACAACGACGCAGGAGTGAAACAGCTTGGAGACGGAGGATCGGACGGTACAAGTCTGGGCCAAAGCGCTACAAGTAAAATCAGCCTCTATGGCAAGACCCCAATCGTACAGCAAACCGCTCCTACGGTTGTTCTTTCCGTGGATCCCACAACGTCTGGATCGGCGATTGTCGCTTCGATTCACAGTATTGCGGTTTACGCCGCAAGCAACGTGAACCGGGTGATTTTGCATTTGTCCAACCTTGGGGTTTATACTTGAACCTGAGCGGGGAGGGGGTAAAACCCCTCCCTTTCAAGGGCGTTAAGCTGTATATCGGCATTCCTACAAGGGGTGTAACTACTTCGCAATTTTGCAGGAGTTTGGTCGGTACGGTGTCCGCGCTGGCATTGTCTGGGATCGAATCCGAGGTTCACTACTGTCAAATGAGTTGCCATGTGGACATGGGAAGGAATACGATTCTGGCAAAATTCATGCACACGGATTGCACTCATTTGCTGTTTATTGACGATGATATGGGCTGGGAGCCTGAGTCGGTTTTCGCCATTTTACGTCAAGATGTTGAGCTTGTCGCCGGTGTTGGCCCTAAGAAAACCGAGGATGGGGAAGAATACTGTTGTCATTTGAACGTAGACCCGGAAGGTTACCCCATTATGCTGGGCGAGCTTTTGTCCGCGTCGGACGTTGGCGCGGCTTTTGTTTTGATGAAGCGGGCCGCTGTTGAAAGGCTTATAAACAAGTTCCCAGACCTTCGATGCCGCGCTGTTGACATGGAATACGGGTATCACTTCTTCGAGAATGAGTACACCCAGAACACGTTTCGGACGGAAGATTACACGTTCTGCAAGCGGTACAGAGAAGCTGGCGGTGATATCTTGGTTTACCCAGATATTAGTTTCCTGCATACCGGCCAAAAGGATTATCAAGGGAATTACCATAAATTCCTTTCAAAGAACTCAGCAGAAGAGAGCTCAGACTTTAAAAACGCTGTCCACTATTCAATAGTGATAGTGGCGTATAAGGCGTTGGAATCGCTTACCAAGTGCCTTGAATCTTTGTTCGAAAACGCCCCGCTTGCTCGGTCTGAGATTGTCGTAATCGACAACAGCACGGAGCCGGTTGGCATACCTGTTGAGCTTTGGGAAAAGTTGAAAGAGAAATATTACTGCCGATACAGAAAAAGCGAGAATGTGGGATTTTCTGAAGGGTGCAACATTGGAGCCAGACTTTCCACGGGTAGGTATTTAGTTTTCGTAAACCCTGATACCGTGGTTTATCCCGGCTGGGCAATGGCTTTGCAGGCGAAGTTCCTACAAGATCCATCCGTTGGGGCTGTTGGCCCGTTAAGTAATTTCGTCTGTGGACTACAAAATATCGTTACCTTTGCCCATACGGCAAAATACGCTGATGAAGTCGCTGGGATTCCTTGGAAGGATGTAGCGAAAGAAATCTATTCATGCGGTATGGCTATGGGGGTTGAAACAAAGCTCCTGATTGGTTTTTTCCTGATGGTATCTAGATCCGCATGGGACAAGGTCGGCGAGTTTGACAAAGCGTTAAAGCTCGGATGCGATGACTTGGACTATTCATTGAGGCTTCGGGATGCCGGGTATAAGTTAATGGTATCCCCTAATGTGTTTGTTTACCATGAAGGCCATAAGAGCTTTTTGTCTGATACAGAGACTTCGAGCGGGCTACACAAGGAAACCGTGGAAGTGTACCGGGCGAAATTGCATAAAAAATATGGAGAACATGTCCCTAGTTCAACCGAGCTTTGGGGGTGCGAGATTTTCCCGACGTCGTTTTCAGCGGCTGAAATAATGGGAGCGGTTATATGACTGGCTTAGAATACATAAAATCCGCGATGCGTCTGGCTGGAATCCTTGATGGCGCGGAATCCCCAAAGGGTGAAGAGGGCGATGACGCTCTGGATACCCTTAACCGTATGATTCGTAGCTGGTCTATGGAAATAGGGCCAATATTCAGCCGTAAGCTGGTTACACATACGCTTACAGCAGGCACATTTCGGTACACTATTGGGAAAACGACCTACAACACAGACCCGGAGACTGCCGACGATATTGGGAATTATAGACCACAGCAGGTTCTTTCCGCTCATATAAGATCGGGGGAGTTTGACTACCCATTAGATATAGTGATTTTCAAAGATTACCAAGCGATTACCGCCAAGGGCAACGGAAACGGTCGACCGACAGTTTTATGCTACAACTCTTCCGCTCCTTCAGGGGTGATTTACCTATGGCCTCCCCCGGATTCGGCATATTCCCTTCGAATGACGGTGTTATTCCCGTTCAAGGAGTTTGCTTTAGAGACCGTTTCTGGGGATGTGACAGCGTCGGGGATTACCTTCCCGGTTGTAAATCAGACCAGTACAGAATTTGAAAATGAGATAGATTGGATATTCCCTCCCGGATATGATCACGCCATAGTAACGAACTTGGCCGCGCTTCTCGGTGTGGAATATGGGATATCGTTGTCTAGGTTTTCTCAGATTCAGGCCATGGCGATTAAGTCAAAGGCCGACATTAAGTGTTCAAATATTGATATCGAAGCCTTGCAGTTAGACCCAAGGTTACCGGAGAGCCGAGACAGGGCTTACGGTTCATTCAGTGATTTTCAGGCGGGGTGGTAAATGCCTTTAGACCCTAGTATCCCGCTCCAGAGCCGATTACAGCCTAACCCTGTTGGGTTGAGTGAGATGATGGCATTAGGCCAAGCCATGAGGCAGAGACGGGCGGAAAGCAAGCAGAGGCAGAAAGCTGGCGCGCTTAAATCTATGCTTGAGGCGAATGTAGAATTGGGGCCGGAAGGCCCGAAGTTGAATAAGCCGGGATTCCTTTCGAGCCTTGCCCGTTCTGGGATGACGCAGGAAGCGTTGGAGTTTCAGAGCCAATTCCAAGCAGAGGAAGATAAGAAGCTGGAAGCAATGGCGAATAAAAACCGCATGATTTCCAAACGGCAAGGAGAGATTTACAAGGAGAACGAACCGTATTTACGAGCGATTTCTGATGCTAAAGAGCGTGGTAAAATTGTGAAAGACCAGTTCACCAGAGAGAATATACCGTATAATGGTGGTGATGAGATTACGGATGAACAGTTGGAGAGCTTCCTAAAGAGGGGCGATACTGACCCATCTTTCGCGCCTATCCAAGACAGGGAAGGAAATTGGCTGTCTTATAATAGACGTTCAGGCACTTCTAGTAATATGCTTGGTGCTGACGGGAAACCTCTTCAGGGGGCGGGGAACTTCAAGGAAACCGAAGTACAACTTGAAGACGGGCGGATCGTTAAAGCCATTTTAGATACCAAGACCGGGAGATATAATATCTCTAAATTCGGAGGGGATAACCCGACGCGGATTGATGGGCAACCTTCGGCACCCGTAGGCTCCCCAAAAGATGAAGAGATGAGGATTAAACGGGAACAGCTACGGCTCGATAGGGAAAAACAGAGAATAGATGATGAAAAGAAGGTTGCTGAAATCAACGCGCCGAAACTAAAAGCCGAAGCCGCTGTCGCTAAGAACGACGAAGAAACAACAAAATTAGTTGAGAATATAGACCTTCTAATAAAGCACCCAGGATTAAAAGGCATGACAGGGACCGTTGGGATGTTGCCTAATGTTCCGGGAAGTCAAACGACAGAAGCTGAAACGTATTTTGACAATATAAAATCGAGTTCGAGCCTGTCCGCTTTGATCGACTTGAAGAGTAGCGGTGGGACTTTGGGTGCGCTTAGTGACTCGGAAGGCAAGCTCTTAGCTGATGCCGCGTCGAGATTAAATAAAAAACTTAGTCACGCAGACATGGTAAAAGCCTTGAATGATTATAAAACCGCTCTCATCAAGGCAAACAACAGAATCAAAACTGAGTATGGAAAAATATCTGGTGGAGGTATCCCATCCCCTAAATCCAAAGCTGAATACGACAAGCTACCATCAGGAGCCAAGTATCAGAAAGACGGCGTAGTTAGGGTTAAGAAATAATGGCAAACGAATCGTGGGGCGAAAATGACGATGTAGTGTCCTCCGATTGGGGGGCTGGCGATACGGCTGTGGCCGATGCCTCCGTGGTTGACCCGGATTATAGACCAGCCCCTCAAATAGGGATGGTGCGGGATTTTGCCCAAAAGGTTGGAGGAACTATTGACCGCTTTTCTGGTGCTCCAATCAGAGGTATGATAGATGAAAGTTCACGGGGATCAGGCCCAACCCCTTACAATGTCGGAGCCGGGTTTGTGCGCGGGATGCGTGACCCTTCTAGCGTTCCGTCTTTCAAGGATTTAGCCGGACGCGCTGGGGTGGATACTACGCAAATTCCAATCATGTCAATAAATGGCCGTCCGGTGTCTCTTAGCCCTGCCGGGGTTGCTGGGTTTGTTGGGGAAATGGCTGTCCCGTTGCCTCCGATTATGAAGGGGATTAAATTAGGCATGGGCCTAGTTAAAGCCTCTGCCAAAACAGGACTTCGCGCTGGGGCTTTGACCCATGAGATTATCACGGGTTCACAGGCTGGACGAGATGTCGTGGCCGGGGTTGAAAAAGGATTAGAGCGCGTTAAGGAAGGGAAAAAGACGGCTTTAATAGAAACATTCTCCCCCCAACGCATACCGGACGCAGACGAGTACAGAAACATTGCCGCTGAAGCGAATTTAACACCCGATGAAATCGACCATCTGAAATCCATTGATTATGGTAAGTTGTCTGTTCAAAACCGCAGACGGCAAGCCTTGGCCCAAGGGCCGGAAGGTGGACAGGAATTGGCTATCCATAACAACAGCGTCCAGAAAATCCAATATGCCTATGAAGATGCGATAAGGAAAATAGGCGGCGAACCGCTTACCGCCACCAGGGCTGGTGAAGTTATACGGGACGGGGTCTTTGACGGGCTTAAAAACCTACGCAATAAAGTCACTATGACTCATGATGAAATTGTAAACCGTTTCAACCCCCCCATAAATGGGGACGAGTTGAAAACTCTTAACAGTAAAATGGCGGGGATTGAGAAACGGGCCAAAGGTGTTTTATTGCGAGGGACTAAGGCGCAAAAAGCTGATGCCGAAGATGTCATTTCGCAGATAGAAAGCCTCCGAAATTCAAGCGGTTCCTACAAACAACTGAACGAGGCGAGAGCTGGGGTGGGTGAGGTTGCTTTCAAGAAAAAAGGTGGATTAGAGCGGGTTCCGTTCTACGAACAGGAATTACGCGATCTTTACTTCGCTTCTAACGATGCGCTTTTAGGTTCTGTCAGGAAATTAGATAAGGTTAGAGCCGGACAGTTTAGAAAACCAGGGGAGCCTTCTTTTCAGTCATTGGCCGACCAGCTTGAGGATGGAAATAAAATTATTTCCGAAGCTATGAGCGATAAGGGAGTTGTGACGAAGGCTATTGGGTTTGACAGGAAAGCAGGCGAAGACATATTTTCTGACGCTATTCTTAATGGTGATACCGAAACTATCAAGGCTTTAAAAAACTTTCTTCCGCCTGAAACATTACAGAGATTAAAGGGAACTACGTTAGCAACGCTTACGAAGCGTGGGGCTGATGGGAATATTCTTTACGGACAGACGAAAAAAGGATGGGGTACAAGACAGGCTATGATGGCCGAGCTTTTCACACCCGAAGAGCTTTTTTCCGTGGACAAATTCGCCCGGTTGTCTGATAGGGTTGGGCCTCCGCTTATGCCGGGTTCAGCGGGACAGCTTGACTTCGCAAACCAGATAACTAATCCGGTTGCCTCTGCATATCGAGCCGGGGTTAGTGAGCCGCTTTCCGCTATTGCGGAGGAAATAGGATTAGCTCGGAGCCGGAGATTAGCACCAATCAATTACCGTCCCTTGTCATCAGATGTAACAGGGTATGCGAAGAAAAATCGCGGGGTCTTTCCAATGCTTGACCCAGCCACTAGGGTTTTACGTTCAATTTCAACAAAACCTGACGAAGAATAAAGGAGCATATCATGGCTAATTGGTTGGAAAGACAAGCACGCAGGGCCCGCAATGCCTTCGGCGACGTTACTAATGCCTTCGGCGACGTTACTGATTCCGTTGGGGATTTCGCGGTGGATGCCCTTGACACTTTCGGCCTTGGGCCTAAACCCGGACGCAGGGCCGCGAAGGCCGCCAAAGAGGCCGCGGAGACTCAAAGGGATTACGGGAATCAGGCAAATCAGACGCTTACAGACCAGTATGAGAAGGCGCAGTGGTATTTAGACCCTTATCAGCAAGCGGGCCAATACGGGCTTCAGGGCTTGATGTCGGACCGATTCTCGACCCGCGACCCAGGCCAATACAACCCTGGACAGTACGACGACCCAGGCCAGTTTGACCTTGGAGACTTGGCAAACGACCCCGGTTATAAATTCCGTCTTAACCAAGGGTTGGACGCTGTGCAAAGCCGAATATCAGGGCTTGGCGGGCGTGGGGGCGGGAACGCCATGACGGGGATTAACGATTGGGCGCAAGGGTTTGCAAGTAATGAGGTTGGAAACGCTTTTAATCGGTTCACGAATCAGCGGGATTTCGGGCGGAATAAATACATGGATGATCGAGATTTCGGTTATGGGCAATTTTCAGACCAGTACGACCGCCAATTTAACAGCAATCAGCAGAATATCGGACGATATTCCGGATTGGCTAATATGGGGTTCGGTGCGGCTGGCGACCAGTCAGCTAACGCCATGAATTACGGCCAGATGTACGGCAATAACCTGATGGGTATTGGTAATTCGATTGCCTCTGGACAGGTTGGGACGGCGAACGCAATTAACCAAGGCAGGATGAATAACCAAAGCGCGGCCTTGAATCTGTGGGCGTTGCTCAAAGGGTAAAATGCTCGTCCCGTTCGATAACTTTTGCGGCGGTTCTGCTCAAGATGTAATCAAGGGTATAAACGATCAGCAGTGCGTTAACCTATACCCCGCCGTGACAACGGGTGGCAAGTCTCCTGTGGTGCTTAGGAAATGTCCGGGGCAGGAGTTGTATTTCGCAAATACAGACGGGGCTACTATAATCGGGGATGGGGGAATCTACACATCCTCACTCGGCGACCTGTACATTTTTTATAGCCACCAGATTGTAAAACGATTGTACAAAAATGGCGGGAGTGTGGATTTTTCGTTCGCTACAACTTATGCGCTAGCGGATTTTAAAAGGATGGCTATCTCAGACAATGGCATAACAGTATTTACCGTCAACGAAGATTTAGACGGGTACACTTCAACCAGTATTTCAGCTAATAATTCTATTCAACCAAACGATCCTGTGTGGGTTGGTTCCACCCATGTCGCGTATCTTGACGGGTATTTCATCATCAATGATGCCGGGACTAATATATTACGGGTGTCTCCTGTTGACTGGAATGGCGTTACTGCTTGGAATTCTTTAGCTTTTGAAACGGACGACCAGACACCAGGCGCAATTCAAGGGTTGATAGTCTGCGGTAGTGATTTATGGACGTTCCGAACTGGCGGATTTAGTATTTATTACAACGCTGGAACAACTCCGTTTCCTTTTGCTAGGAATCAGTCCGCTTCTGGATCCATCGGCCTTCGGGCTCCATATTCTTTAGCAACGATAAATAATCGCGTTTTCTGGCTTGGTAGCGGGAAAGATGGGGCTGGCAAAGTTTTCATGTCAGAAGGTTTTAATCCGGTAAAGATTTCAACTCCAGAACTGGATTCACTGATTGCCAGCTATATAAATGCCACAGATGCTTTGGGCTTTACATGGCAAGAAAACGGACACACATTTTACGCCTTAACATTTAAAACCGCCAACGTGACGTGGGTTTTAGATATTTCTGCCGGGGCATGGCATCAAAGATCGTCTAAATTGTCGGCGGCGAATGTTTCGGCCACTACGCCTATCGTAAGGGTATCATATTCTCAGATTCTTTCAGATGGTACTTATGGGCGGTGGAATGCTTGCGGAATCCAAGAATTTAACGGAGAGATTTATGTTAGAGATTTTCCGACTGGGAATGTAAACAAATTAAAACCAGGTACCTATACCGATGATTCACAGCCCATCATTTGGAGACGTACAGCCCCGCTTCTTTCCGCTTCACTCAAAAGGATGTTTTTCAATTACTTACAGATCGATATGGATACAGGGACTGGCCTTCTACCAGATTCGGTGCAAGGGTATGACCCGATTATTTTCCTCCGTTATTCTGATGATGGCGGGAAGTCTTGGAGTACACCGAAGCAGGGAAACATCGGGAAGATTGGAACTTACAATACCAGTGTTAAGTGGAACCGGCTTGGAAGTTCAAAGAATCGTCTATTTGAGATATCGGGTGCAGACCCGGTTTCGACAACTGTTTACCAAGCATTTCTAGACATGGAGGCAGAAAATGGCTAATGGCCCGTTTGTATTACCGCAGTATTTGGATGATAGCGGAAACCCTTTGAATGCGGGATTGGTTTATACCTATCTCACCGGGACAAGCACGCTTTCGCAGTCTTATTCCGACTCAGGGCTTACGGCGGCAAATGCAAACCCGCTTGTCCTTGGAAGTAACGGGCGCGGGGATTGTTGGCTTGACCCTGCAATAAATTACGATGTGGTGGTTAAAACGTCTGCGGATGTAACCGTTGACACCATCACTAATGTCTCAGGTGATGGGCGGATTTCCGGGACGTTCACCATTACTCTTTCTGGGTGTACTACTTCGGTTACGGGAACGGCAAGGTATACAACTTATGCGGGGATCGTTTGTCTTTATATCCCGGCATTATCAGGGACAAGTAACACTACATCCGCTCAATTATCTGGGTTGCCTGCGATAATTGATGCCGCAAGAGCGCAGACGTTATCTGTCCATCAGGTTACCAACAATTCCACTAAATACGCTTTAGGGGCTTTGGTGGTAAACACAAATCAGACGATTGACCTTTATTTTAGCACCGGAGTTTCTACGGATTACACTGCGACTTTTACGGCTTCTGGGACTAAAGGGTTAGAGAGTGGCGCGGTAATCGTTTACACTCTGATTTAATATGGCGATACCTTTAAGCCCTCCGCCGCTTAGTACAAAGCACAGGAGGCAGGACGATTTATTCACCCCGGAATGGGATAGATGGCTGTCCTCGCTTTACAATCAAGCAACTAATTCAACAAGTACCACGGTCACGATTTCCGGGCTTGTAGGAACAGGAACCAGGCTTTTAACGACTGGCCCAACAGGGTTAGTTGGGGCGTTGACTTTAGGCGCGGCTAATAAAATCGTTGGTGTGGATTCTACCGGGCTCCTGAACGAATACAAGGCCATGACCGTTACGCTGGCTGGCGTGATTGCTGGGGCGACATGGAATGGAACAGCAATCGGCATAGGGTACGGAGGCACAGGCTTAACAGGAGTGGGAACGGCCAATAAGTTATTTGGAACCAATGCTGTGGCTACGGCGTTCGAGCATAAGGGGGTCACGGCCACGGCGGCGGGGGCGATGGCGGGGATAACGACGCTTGGGGCGGTTGGGCCGATAACGCTTTCGGCTGGAAATCTTGTAATGGCTGATGGGTATGGGGTGACCCAGGGTGCGAATCGGAGAATTATTTCCACGGATGGAGCCGGAGGGTTAGCGTTCGGTGATGTTTCGTGGGGCGGGACATGGAACCAAGCAACTTATTGGATCGGCTCTGGAGCGCATACTTTTAGTGTAGGAGCATCCGCTAATATACTCAATATCAGCGAGACGACAGTAGGAATTACAGCGAATGCTACGGTTTCTGGAACTTTTATCGGGTCATCCACTGGGAAATTTGCGGATAATACGGCAATTGGGGGCGATGTTGTAGACGCGAATGCCTTGACCGTAACCGGGTCGATAATGACCGGCACGAGCCAGAACGGCGCGGTTATTGATGTCACCACTACGACCGGGGCAACGACGTTTGCCCGTGGTTTGTATTCGAGGATTTCCACGGCGGCGGGGTCGTACACCGTTCCAGAAATGAACGTCATCGAAGCTGCCGAGCCTAACGTCGGGGTCGGAAGCGCAATCACCACCCTGCGGATGTTCCACGCGAACGCTACGACGGCGATTGCCACGCATAAAATCGGACTGTCGGTCGAGTCGGTGATTGGTGGGGTTACGACGAACCTGGCGATCCAGACCGGAGCGGTCGGGGATGTCCTGTTAGGGTACTTGGCGGGCACGGGGACGCGGTTCGTCACAGCGTCATCCACCGGGCTCCTTGGCGCAACGTCATCGGCTTTCCCGACCACTGCAACCACGGGCGATCTCTTGTATGCGTCGGCTACAAACAAATGGTCGAATCTCGCGCTTGGCGGGGCCTATGCTGTTTTGCAGGTCAACGCAGGCGGGACACAGATGGCCTGGGCGACACCGACCGGGACGGGTGCGCCAATGCTTGCCACTGGCCCTACGTTCGCGACTTATTACGACATCATAAGCGGTTCAGCCCCTTCCGACCCAGCATCAGGAACGCTTCGATATTACGCCACGACGCGGGGCGGGATTGCGATCAATGCAATACGCACGGCGAGCGGGCTTGTAATTGAGGATGGTGATCAGACCAATATT